TACATCTCTTATTTTTGTTTTACCTGTTGCCATCTATTAATATCCAAATACTTGATCTTGTGGTTCATATTGCTGTGTTTGCTTCATCATCCTATGCGGAGTGTGCACGTTCATCAAAGTCCTACTCATTACCATATACCTCAATGCATCATACGCATGGTCTTCAGCCTTCGTATCCACATCTTCAGGATTGGTTTTAGATATGGGTAGTGTAGGTAAAGTCCTGATTGTATTGTTGCACGTAGAAAAAAAGCGAACCCTAGGATTACCTCTGTCATCACAAGCTAATCTTCTGTGCACTTCTATCTTTCCAGCTATTCTGTGTCTGTCTGCAGGTATCCACCTAGCTCCTCTCTTTATCATAGTCTCTGCTATTGAAGGCCCTAAACCTGTTTTATTCCAACAGGATGAGTCTAATGTAGTTAATTGCATAGGAGGATCGTTTCTTTCCATCTCTACAATCATATCTCCTAATCTTTCTCCTGTGTAGCCCTTTACATACAGTTCTCTATAGATCCAGATGTTATTATCCCAGTCTATTGCACCCCAGAGGATACAAGAAGGTGAAGAATACCCATAATCGCCTGATCTTATCCTTGACCAGCCTATAGGAACCTCAAAAGGCTCTACAACATGTGTTGCACGGCTAAATTCAGTGAAGGCAGAGCCGTCTGCTACGTCCCAATCACCTTCTAGTAGTCTTTTTCTCTCTATTTCTGGTAAAGACATCAACATCGCTTCATATTGACCGTCTTCGAACAAGTAAGGGTTGTCTGTTAGCCTTGCAGGTACGAATTTACGTAAGAATAGAGGGTCTCCTGCCTTAGAATGGTTAACAGGGTACTTCAAAGTCTTACCAGTATCAAAATCCTTAGCCCAAAATGGGTCATCTGGTGGATTAGGGTCTAGATACATCTTCTTTACCCACCATCCGCCTACTCCTCCCGGGTTTGCAGTACATCTCATGTACATTCCTAGCTGTGGATCAGTAGTTCTAAGTCTAGAACGTAGGTAATTCCACACGTATGGTGTAGGATAGTTGGTAATCTCGTCTATTCCTATCCAATTGAACGCCTGTCCTTGGTATCTAGTAACATCCCTATCGTCATCTACGTAAGAAAACCATATCCTAGCCCCTGAAGGGAACTCCCAAGTGGACTTAGCCTCCTTGAATACAGCTCCGGGGAATGCTTTTGGATAGAGTTGTTTACTTTTGTCTATCAATTCTGTTAGTTCGGCTAGTGTTCTTCTTAACAACAAGCCTCTATGGTTAGAGTTCGATGCGTCTCTGAGTACATCTGCTAATAACGCATACGATTTACCACCTCCTGCAGCTCCTCCATAAAGAACGTCTCTTTCGGGTGACTCTAAGAATGTAGTCTGTGGGCCTTCGTTGGCCTTGAACACTACATCGTGGTGCTGTAAATGCTCCCTTACAGCTCGAGGCACCCTTTTTAAGTCTTCGCTAGTAACGACAGACTTAGATCGTCCCTTTAGAGCATTGTCCACTTTGACAGCAGATTCTTTTGCTAAGGTAACAGATCTTCTAGCTCTCTTCGCTTGTTCCGTTAGCTTCTCTGCTTTTCTTTTCTTCTCTGAAAGCTGTCTTTGAGTTGCAAGTCTAGCTTTCATCTTTCTCGACCAAGTGTAGCTCGTCTTAGCCTCTCCTTCTTTCTTAGGAGGCCTACCTCTTTTTGGTTTGTTCAGTTCTTCAGTCATTCTTATCTAAATGTACCCCTAGTTTCATTCTCTTAGTCAGACCCGGGTTTGATATTTTCCTACCCGATGCTGTTGACAGCCATCTAGCTGCCTTTGCTGCTCCACAGTTTCTTACATAATCAAAAGCTGTGTTTAGTAATTCCAGTTCCTTCTCTATCGGGATGTATTCTTTTCCATCCTCTGATAGTTCGTATCCAAATGGTATGGTTGATGTTGTTCTCTTCAAGTTTTTGGTTTCCTCGTAGTATTAGTATATATTTTACCACCTTTAGCTTTTTTACGTAAACTTTTAAAATAACCTTTTAAACTTTGTTTAATTCCTTTTTCACTATCAGCATCATAAGGTAATTTAATAAGGTCATTACCTATTTTTATTTTTGCTATTTTTATTCTTTTTGGTTTTTCAATTGGCATTTAATTACCTCTTCTTCTTCATCATGCCGCCACCCATCATCTTCTTTTTCTTAGCCATACCACCGTATGCTTTTTTACTCTTCATCATTTTAAAATCTCCACCGTCTATCTTACCATTTTTATTCTTATCTAGCTTTGATCGGCCTCCTACTAATGCTTTTTTCTTCATAAGCGGATCTGAACCATCCTTGTTCATCATTCTGCTTTTTGCAACTGGTCGTTTCTTTGTTTTCTTTTTAATAGTGTCTGCAGCTGCTTTATTCGTTGTGTTATTTATGAAATCCGTTAATTGTTTTTGCAATGCTCTTCCCATAATAGCTCTATCCTTGTCAGACATAGTTCTACCAGAACCAGCTTTCTTGTTATTATCTTTTGGTGTTTTTAGTGTTGACATGTTACTTCCTTTATTAGTTACTTACAGTACAGGTTAATTGTTCAGGACAGCTCTTGTTGTAAGTAGAAAATGTGAAACTGTCCATGTTTGGATATCTATATCTACAGTGTAGACCTACTATTTCGTTCTTATTATTTTTCATCGGTTTATACTCTGCAAGTTTACAACTGATGTATCTCTCGTGTTTAGGAAACCTATGTTTAAACATACTAGCATGTGCCTGATCGTATCCTTCATTTAAACAAATAGTATAACCGGTTTTAAACTCTCCACACAAATCGTGTGCCCTTGCTTTGTTTGCTATAGCCGAAGCTACCCAAACCATAAACCCTACTACTAATATGCTTACTACTGCTAGAGAACTTACCTCAATCATCTTTCTTTGCTTTTCTTGCTGTGCATAAATCATTTCTTTTCTTTGCTTTCTAATCTTTCCTTGCATTTGCAAAAGTTCATTCCATGCATTCGGCCCATGTGCAAGGTTAATGAAATTCCTAAGTTCTTTCTCCATCGACTGAGCTTTTTTCCTAGCTGCGAAAGCATTTAACGCTTCTTCCTCAACAGACGCACCAGCAAATATCTTTTTAAACATCGGAGGTTTCTGCGACATCTTTTCAGCCTGTCCGATATCGCTGCAAGCACCCATCCAACGACCAACATCTCCATACATACTCTCAATATCCTTACCCACCGAAAAGCCTTTTTTAATAATGTTAAAGGCTGCTGTTGCTGTAGCCAGTGCTGAAACTGGATCAACCATCTTCTCATCTCCTCCCTTTGTCTTTTAATAATTATACGTCTCATTTTTTATTGTTTTCTTTACTGAAGTTTTTACTGGAGTTCTTTTTTTATTAGCAGGATGAAAAGGAAGTTTAAATTGTAAATCTATTACTTTATTTATTTTTTGTCCTTTACTGTTTACTTGAGATAAACTACCGTATAAAGTTCCTCCAAACATATTTTCTATTGTAAACCCCATCCTATAAGAATGCGATTTAAATTTATCTGTCCTAGAATCTTCGATACCAAATTTAGGAACTGAATAAGTCTCAGTCATTGCCTCTCTTAATTTACTATAATCAAAATTAAAATTATTTAATTGTACTCCAAGTCTATCTTCAACACTTTTTATATTTCTTCCCATAATTTCTTTAACATTTCTGTCTGTAAAAGTTTTACTTTCGTTTGTTTTACGAGTTCCTGTACCTGCACTAACGCCTACGTTTTTACCCATTATGTTAAGAGGTATAAAAAGACTTTTATAATTTACACCATTGTTTTGACCTACAACAAATTCTTTACCTTTAACCTTGACAGAAGCACTTTTGTTATTGTCCTGTTTTCTTAAACCTATATCAACAGGGACTCCTTCTTCATAGAAACCAGTTCCTACAGAAAAAGTAGGCTGTCCTTTTGGTTTTAAGTTTTTAACTTCCTGTTCGGCTCTTATATCTACAGGGCCTACTTTTGCAGTAACCCCGTAAATATCATCTATATTTATTTTATTTTTAATATCAGCCATTTTCTTTTTTGTTCTTTTATTTGTTTCAGTAGACAGTATAAAAATTGTCTATTCATAACACACCTCCTAATTAAAGTTAGTGCGTTTCTTCGGTATTTCCTACTTCCGACTCTTTCGAGTTAAACGGTTGCTGTTTTTTTCTATCTCTTCTTTCTTTTTGTATTCTCTCCAGTTCACTAATTGTGTAGTATTTTCTAGTTACAAAATCTAATACTAGACAGGCTGCTGTACTACAGCCCTGCACAAGCGTAGCAATTTATTTCTAGTCCGACTTGTATTTCTGTAATTATTGGTTTATTCCACATGTTTAACTCCTCATGATTTTGGCGGTATGTATACTTTATATTTTTTTAATTTTTCAGGTTTTGCGTTTGCAGGTCTTGGTTTATTAGTGTAAGGTTTATCTTTACTAAAATAACTTCTAACTTTTTTTATTTTCTTTTTAACTTTCTTTTTTATTTCCTGCATATCTTTTTTAAATGCACTTTTTAAATCTTGAGATAATGCTCTGTCTCTTTGTATACCTGTAGGACTTTCATAATATTGCTTTTCCTCTTCTGTTAGATATTCAGGATTTCTACCCCCGTAGTTAGTTTCTCTTTTAGCTATTTCTTTTGCTGTGTCTGACATCTTAAATCCTTACCTTCCGTGATTGCGTGTTGCTGTATACTTTCCCGCCCATTTGTTTTTTTTGTTTTTTAAGATTAGGCATATCTACTGGTGGAGCATCTCCAAACGGGCCTGTTTTTTTCTTTTTTTGTAGTTTTATAGTTGGCATAGGCACCGCTTTAGCATTTCCAAATGGGCCTTTCTTTTTATCTTTTGGTTTTGGTAATTTTGCCATAGGTGACGCTAACGTTTTAGCTATCATGGTTTGTAATTTTTTATTAATACTATCACTAAAAGGAGTGTCAGAAGATTCATTCATAGAAATTGCTTTTTTTAATTGGTTCATTACGACTTTGCCATTGGCTGTACCAGTGTCTACTGTCTTCATATAGTCTGTTATTTGTTTTTTAGTGATGTCAGTCATCAGTCCTCCACATTTACTATTGGCATTTCCTTCTTAGCTGGCATCAACACCACGCCATGAAGTAACTTACCTTCTACATCAATCTTTTCTTGCTTACCCATACCCACTCTATCGAGAAGTGTCTGTGCAGCCTTCAATCTTAATTCTGCTCTAGGGTGTTCGCCTACATCATTCATACCTTCAACTACACGATTGATTGCTGTAACTGAGTGTGCTGCAAGCTCTACCTTTGCCTGTTCAATTATTTCATCCTTGAGAGACTGTAATACGTGCTGTCTAGACGATGGCTTATATTCAGCCTTCTCTAATGCTACGTTGATGTTTCCACCACACCTGAACAACTCCGTTAAAAACGATTGCTGTTTCTTGGTTAACTCTCTGGATTTCTCTTTTAGTAATCCCTGATTCATATTTATTGCTGTACGTGTTAGAAATCAGCATAAACAGTTGCTGTCCCCTGATTCATCCCTGTGTGTAATTGGCGAGACCTGAACGAAGTTTATGCCTTTACTATATTATTATACAGCTGTATAGCATAGTTGTCAAGCACTTTATGTATTTTTATTTTTTACTTGACAGATGTGCATATGGGGTGTATAATAAAAGGTAAGCCTTTGGGGGGTGTATATATAGGTACTACTTGTAGACAGCAACGGGTCTTACTTAGGTACAACAACCGTTTTACTTGTGGACAGCAACTGGTTTAAACCTCCATTTTTCTAAATTTATTATCGGGATTGCATACGTATACACACCCACCCCCACTGACCCTTGCGTGGGCGTATAGTATATTTTTCCTTATTAAAAACACCGATAACCAACACCCCTAAACTTAGGCTGTAAACACGTATTTAATCTAATTGTCTTATAAGGTGCTACCTAATACACACGCACATATTAGACCCTGACAATTTTCTGGTTTAAATTAGTACGAAGCAAAGGTTTATCAGCATCTGGGCGTGTCATTCCATCCAGATAACTCCCAATAATTACAACGGTTTACGAATTAACCACCGATTATAACACGCATAAAAAAACCCATTGGTAACCTAAGTACAGCAATGGGTTTTTCTTAGTATTTAATCTGCTAACATGGTCGTATACTTAGCACTCCTCTTGCCACGATCCTTATTTTCTATCAAGAAATTATT